TGACTCAATCTCAGACTTATCATATGCAATGCTCTCTTCAATGTACGATGAGCTGTCAATAACCTCAAATTTCTTTGCATTTTCAAGAAGTTTATTCTTAACTGTATACTCATCAATCCAATCGATGTTTGATTGTGTTACGCCTTCTGGAGCTTTTGAGGCATAAACTCTTTTCAAGTTGGCAAGTTGTGTTTTGTAATCTTCTGCTTCTGTATCTAATTCTTCACGTTTTGCACGATATTCAACAACATATTTCCATTTCTCTTCAAATGAGTCAATGACACTTTTCTGCGCATTTTTCTGTCCTGATATAGAGTCTTTTTTCGCATCACGGTTTTTATTTACACCATCACGAACAGAGTTTTGAAGCATTACAAGTTGCTCAACATCAGTTGCCATATTCTTGATATTCTGTTCCATATTACGAATACCAGCACCGATTGAGTTGAATGACAATGAAAGAGCTGTTACAATAGAAACAGCAATTAAAAATTTATGTGCGACATGCCAACCTATACGAGCCTTTTTTAAATCATTGCCCCACATCAAGCCTTGTGCTACAAGACGAGTTTGAAGTTCACGAAGCATTCCAATCTGCATTGCACACCAGAATTTTCCTGAAATGAAACCAACTGAAATAATTGTATACAAAACAGCAGCTGGTAATGGCAATGTTGCTAAATGTAAGATTGATTTTGAAAGACCACTGAAAAATGTCAGGTCAATAAATCCAGACGCGATTGAAAGTAAAATACAAGTAAAAACAATTCCACTTATTAGAATTACTGAATTGTCAATGTACCGATTTCCCTTTTTGAGGGATATTTTTGGCAATGAAAATTTCTTTACACTTTTAACGTTTTTCACACTTAATTCCTCACTTAATAGATTAATTAGTAAAGGGACAAACACTCAATAAATGTTTGTCCCTTTGAAGCAAGGAATAAATTATATGTTTTGCTGTAACTTTTCGATAATGTTATCTACAAGTTTTACGGCATCAACAACTTCTGAAAACTTATGCAATGTCGGAAGCAGACGCAAAAGCGCACGCATATCTTCACGAATAAGCTCAGGTTTATCATATGTAAACTCATCTACAATTTCATTAACCTGAGCTTCTGTCTTGTCAACAGAACATGCCCAACCAAGCGGCAAGAATATTACGCTATCAAAAATAGCATTTGTTGCAGTTTCATAAAACTTAGCAAGATACCATCGGAATTTCTTGAAGTCTTCAATTGTTTTTTGTGCCTGTGAAAGCGATGCTTCACCTTTTGAGCCAGCTCTGTAAAGATATTTCGCCTGCATAATACAACCAGCAGCAATACCTTCATAACCAGCAACCATTACAGCCAACAAATCAATACATTCTTTATGTCCACCACCTTTCTCATAATGAGATGGGTGGTTTACTCTGTCATTTGCCATCTTTCATTTCCTCTTCAGCAGCTTTTGTAAAAAGATTAATGATGTTTGGCAAGTCTTTGTTTGCTGAAATAAGGTCTGCCAGATGAATAAGTTTCTGTTCTTCATCATGTGGTTTTGGAAGTTCAACAGAAGAATATTTACTCGTGTTCCATCTTCCCATATGAGTTGCGACATTTTTCGCGATCAAGAATGAAATAAGAGCATAGTCTTTATTTTCTTTTCCAGTTTCAGAAACAAGGTCTGCAGCCAAAGTTGCATGCTCAAACTGAGTATGTGATGTGTCTTCACTTTTATATTTGCAAATGTCATGCAAGATACATGAAGCAACAACAATTTCACGATGAAATTCTTCATCATAGTAAGGGTCAGCACGCATCATAATCTTTGCAATTTCTGCAACAAGAATAGAATGACGCACATTTCCACCGTGTCCCATATCCGATACTGGGTGGTATTTTCCACTTGATGATGCAGGATTTTCAGCATTTGCGTCATCAGCTTTTTCAAGAACGCGGTTTACAAAGTTGCGGATGTTTTCTTCTTTCAACTCGCGATTTACATAGTCTGCGAAAATATTTACAAGTTTGCTTCCCATTTTTTATTCCTCTCTAACTAAAAAATATCCAGTCCAAATTGCGCCTTCATATACAAGAGATGTTATCTGCTTGACTTCCATTTTGTCTCGCTGCATTCTTTTTGCAAGTAAGTCTGTTGCTTCTTTCTTAACTTGCTCAAAATTAATACTGCTATTGAACTCAGCTTTCGTAGCCCACGACTCAGGAATATATACAGTTGCCACTGACTTTTGCATTATTTTTCTCCTTCATTTCCTCGTTTTTTAGCAGCATATTTTGCAAGCCATTTTTCTTTTGTCAAAACTGAACCATCTGAATCATAAATAGGCGACATACCCCACTGAGAACTAGAAAATTTCCGAACATAAAGTACGCCAGTATTTTTATCCATTACAATTGCTGTAGAAATTTCATCTCTACTAGCATGTACAAGTTCAACAGGATCAAAGAAATCTGTAAAAGTGGCTCCAATGTCTGCTTTATCCGTTGAAAGTTCTACAACCTTAACTTCTGTAGGTGCATTACAACTTGTAAAAATAATTGATGCAATCAATATTAAAATAAATTTTTTCATTTTATGCTACCTCCAGAATTGAAAGCATATAGTCACTGTTTGAAGTAAACTTCTTAATAGTTCCAAGTTCTTTGAAGTCTGTATCTTCAAATCTCACATAAGGCCATTTCCAACCTCTTCCGTGCCATTTGATGGCAGCATATCCAATAAGATTTCCATCATAATCATAGCACTCTGCGTGAGACTCATCAAAACTCTTATAAGGAAGACCCAATCTTTTTCGGTAGCTTCCTGTAACGTCCCACCATGCGAATGTTTTACCAATTTTTTTGTAAAGTTTTTCTACTTCCAAAAATTCAGGAAGAACATTTTTGAAGGCGATTCCAGAATCGTATATTTTTAATGCTTCAGCACAATTAAGCTCAAGGTCAAGGCTGCCGAAAATAAAGATAATTTCAGAACCCCAAGGAATTTTACGTTCACAAGTAATACCAAGCAGCCCATCGTTTTCCATAATTCTTGTTGAGAAATTTGAAAATTTTTCAAGAGTTCCAGAAACCTTTTCAAGTGTAAAAGACTGGTCTACCAAAACCCTGTCAAGAATTGTTACAATTAAATTCTTTTTGAGTTTATCGGAAATTGTATTCCAAAATGAAAGTCCAGCACAGTAATTTTTAACCAAGTCAATCTGTTTGGTAAAGTCAAGATTTGATACTCTTTGATATTTTGCCATATTTTCTTCCTTAAAACTTGAAATTCTCTTTTTTAAGAGTTGATGCGCCAACGGTGTCAGCAAATTTTGAAAGGTCACGTTCATTTCCAACGCGAATACCAGTTTCAGCGATCAGCCATGCACAAAGTGCGGCCTGTTTTCGAGCTGGGTCAGAAGACTTGATACCTTCAAGAATGTGCTGTTCGATATTCTTGTAGTCTTTGATAACTTCAAATGTCTTGTCAAATTTCTTCTCGATGTTTTTCTCAGCGATTGCACCACCAAGATTAACCTTTTTCGGAAGCTGCATTGCAGTCTTCATTTCAGGTCTTCCACACTGCTGCTTGTATTTCATAACCCACTGTGAAGTTGGTGATTTTTCAACCTTACCTTTGAAACCAGCAGGAACTGTTCCATTTACACAATTCAAAGTGATGTCTTCTTCACGAACACGATATTTCCAGCAACCAAAGCGTGGGTCTTCACCACGTGTAATAATCATTGAAGGAGCTTCAACCTGGAAAGCAACTGGAATAGCTACACCATCAACAATTGCATTTCCATATTTTGCTTTCTTTTCGTCATTTTCTTTCTTGATTTCAGCACGATGTTCTTTTCTGTAAGCAGCTTTTTCTTCTTTTTCAATTGCCTGGTCAGCCTGCATTTGTTTGAAGAGCTTGACATAGTCAGCAGGGAAGTTGAGTTTTTTCTGGTTTTCTGTAAGTTCAGGTTTAAGACACTGGATAAAGTTTCCAGTTTTGAGAATTTTTTCCCAGTAGATTTCATGTTCATAATATCGAGCACAATTGTACAGCATTTCTTCAGCAAGTTTTGGCAATACCTCACCATTGAGCTTGTAGCCTTTTGCTACATATTCAGGTGGTAGAACCGGTGTTGGTGGGGTCAATGTCTTGTATCTCTTAGCTTTTGCCATGATTTCCTCTCTGAATTATTGTTATTTACATTTATAATATATGAAAAATTCTGTATTTATTCAAAAAGATTAATAAATTTTTTATATAATTATATTATAATTTAAAATCATTAGGGGAACTTTTGCTTACCCTTTTAAAGATTATTTAAACAGGTAAGTTACTTTTAAAGATTTGTGACTATCTTAATATGGAAAAATTATTTGATGAAGAAAAGTCTCTTTTTAGAAAGAAGATGAATGAAGCAACAGCGGATAGACCAAACGTCAAAGTAATAAAAGACATTATCAAGCTTGCGATGCTCAAAAATTCGATGAAGAATAAAAACAGCCTCAAGCTTGTTGAACTATACAACTATTTTGGATTGGACGCATTCGTAGACCTTATTGACATTATGAATGGCACAACAATTTCGTTCCCTTCAATTGAAGAATTTAAAGATACTGTTAAATTATCAATCAGCTATTATTATAAGTTTTTGAAAAACAAGTCTTGGGATGAAATTAAAGAAATTATAAATGATGAAGAAGGTGGAACGAATGTTAAATATGGAATAAACTGTTCAAAATTGAATAGATTTATTACTGAATTGTCAGAGTACCAAAAGTTCTTGGATGCTCATAGTGAGGAAGTCCAAGATGCCAGACAATAATTTCATAACTTTTTTAGAAATTTTTTATTCATTATTAGAAAATTGCCCTTCACAAAAGGTATTAAAAGCGCGAATAGAGGACATTAAGGA